GTCTGAATATAACCGTGGGGATCGTGCCACAACAATCCGAGCAGCTCAAACTGCAATTAGCTCAGGTATATTTACCCCTAATGAAATAAGACAACAACTTGATTATGAACCTTATGAGGGTGGCGACAACTTTTACATTGGACTTCAAGGAGCACCTGTTGGACCTGATATTCCACCTGTTGGCACAGATTCAATTCAGCCTGAAATCCAAGATGAGGAAACTAAGGAGGGCTAATGCCTTACTCGATTGTCCGAGACCATGAGGATTGTGACGGATTTGGTGTTGTCAAAGATGACGATAATAAATTAATGGGTTGCCATGACTCTAGAGAAAAAGCAAAAAAACAAATAACCGCACTTAATATTGCCGAGGCAGAGTCGGGTGGTTATCGTCAAGCTGACCCTGATAATGACATTTATAAAACTCAAGAAGAGGCTGAAGCAAAAGCAAAAGAGATTGGTTGCGTTGGTTCTCACACTCATGAGATTGATGGTGTTGTTTATTTTATGCCTTGTGAAAAAATGAGCGATTATGAAGAGATTACTGGAATGAAACATTCGAGTGATGATGATTACACTTTGACTGAAAGACAGGAGTCTGAACCTGCACCTAAAAAAGACCAAATTGAAGGGTCAAAAACAAACAAGCCAGGAAGTGCATCCGGAAAGTCAGGATCCATAAAATTTTCTGAAGGAACTGAAAAGTCAATTGCGACAATTGTTGAAAACCATAACGAGGAAATAAATTCAAAGGGCATGGCGACATGGCGACGTTTAAGGACTCCAACTGCTAAGGCTGTAGTTCGACGAGGCTTTGGAGCGTTTTCTGTATCTCATCGGCCTGGGGTATCTAGGAATGCCTGGGGACTTGCTCGTTTAAAAGCATTTGCTTATTTATTAAAAAACGACCGACCTAAAAATCCAAAATATGTCGGTGACAATGATTTACTTCCTGAGGCTCATCCAAAGCACAGCAAAAAGAAAGATAAAGAAAAAAATAGTTTCAGGCATGATATAAAGGTACCAGCTTTTATTAAAAATAATGCTGCTCGTGGTTTAGAAAATTTACAATTTGCCGGTCAAGGTTTGACTGAAAAAACAAAAAGAGAGGCACGCATGATGCGTGATGGTGATGTATCTCATGATAAAGCACTTCGTATGGCCGCTTGGTTTGCTCGTCATGTTACTGACCTGGAGGGTGAGGGTGCTAAAGAGTTTTTAGCTGGTGAGACCGATCGCATGAGTCCTGGACAAGTTGCTTGGCTTTTGTGGGGTGGTTCTTTAGCTGCTGCCACCAGGATGGATGCTATGCGTTGGGCTGAGCGTCAAGTTGCCCGTCATGAAGGCGAAAAAAACTCTAGGCCACAACCTGTTTTACAATCGGCAGGTATTATTAAAGCAATGAGCGAAAGTAAAGAAACAAGATATTTCGAGTTGCGAGCTGAGGCTGCAATCGATTCTGAGGACTTAGTATTCACGGGGTATGCATCTGTATTTAACTCCCCTTATTCTGTAGCAGACTCTCGAGGTGTTTATAATGAAATTGTAAACCCTGGAGCGTTTTCTAAAACTTTAAATGAACAAGACGATGTTAAGTTTTTAATAAATCATGATGGGATCCCATTGGCTAGAACTAAGTCCGGGACCCTGGAACTTCGAGAGGATGAACATGGTTTATTTGTAAAGGCTGAGCTAGACGAAGCCAATCCTAGAGTTGCTGAAATATCATCCGCTCTAAAAAGAGGGGATCTCTCAGAGATGAGTTTTGGATTCCACGCTATCAAAGATGAGTTTTCTGATGGTGGCGAAACTAGAACGCTCAAAGAATTGCGTCTGCTTGACGTATCAGTTGTTACTTGGCCAGCTAACCCTGCGACAGTCGGTAAAATCCGAGGAGTCGATTTGGGAGAGTTGCAGTCTACTCTTGCTGAAGTAAGAAATGATGAAGCAACAACTGACCAAGCTGACAAAATAAAAGAAGTAATCGGTCAGTTATCTGACTTGTTACCAAGTTCTGAAAGTTCAAAGTCAAAAGTACGGGCTGCGGTTCGAGACATTGAAGTTTGGGACTTACAGAGCCGTTCATAAAAGCCGATCTATCACTTTTGCGGACACTCACACTTAAAAATAAAATATTATTATTTCAATAGGAGTTAAATTGAAAATTAAAGAAATGTTAGAAAAAAGAGAAGGACTTATTTCTGATGCTAAAGGTATGACTGAACTTGCTGAAAAGGAAGACAGAGACTTTAGCGAAGATGAGACTTCAAAATTTGACAGCCTAAAAAGCGAAATCAACGAACTTGGCGACAGAATAAAAGAAGCTGAAGAGTTGAGAAAAGCTGAAAAAGAAATTGAGGAAAGTAGACAAAAACTTGGAGTGGACGAGGAAGTCCTAGAGCCAGCTGTTGAGTCTATTGAAGAGCCTGGTGTTTATCACAGAGGGTCTGAAAACTCATTTTTGCAAGACGCTTTTAATGCTAGAAATGGTGATTTCTTAGCTCAAGACAGGATTAACCGTCATCAACAAGGTAACGGTGAAAAGAGAGACGTTGGAACTGGTGCATTTGCTGGTTTAGTCGTACCTCAATATTTGACCGATCTTGTTGCTACAAAAGCAAGAGCTGGAAGTCCATTCTATAACGCTTTACCTAAGGCACCTTTACCAGATAAAGGTATGAAGGTTGAGCTGTCTAGAATTACTACAGGTTCTGCTAATGCATTTCAAGCAACTGAAAACGCTGCACTTCAAGAGACCAACATGGACGACACTTTATATTCTGTAAATGTCAACACCATTGGTGGTCAGCAAGACGTATCTCGTCAAGCAATTGAGAGAGGTACTGACCTTGAAGGCATCATATTTAGTGACTTGATTTCTGCTTATTACACAGAACTTGATAATAAATTAATTAATGGAGACGGTACAGGTGGAGCACCTGAAGGCATCAGAAACGTTACAGGAATAAACACCGTAACTTATACCGATGCATCCCCAACTGTTGGAGAGCTTTATCCAAAATTAATCGATGCTATTCAAAAAATTAATAGCAATAGATTTGCTGCTGCTACAGCTATCATCATGCATCCACGTAGATGGGGTTTCTTTTCTGCTGGTGTAGATGGAAACTCAAGACCATTAGTATTGCCTGCTGGTAACAACCCAAGCGATGCATTTGGTGTTGGTGAGGCTGCTGGTTATGGCCAAGTTGTTGGTCAAATTGCAGGTTTACCTGTAATTGCAGACGCTAATATTGCAACTGATGATGGTGGAGGTAATAACCAAGACCAGATTTATGTTGTTAAAGCTGACGACCATATTCTCTTTGAAGAGACAGGTAGTCCGTTTAGACTAAGATTCGACGATGTCGGATCCGGGTCACTTTCAGTCAAGTTGGTTTGTTATGGTTATGTTGCTTATGCATCAGGCCGTTACCCAGCTGGAATTACAAAAATTCAAGGTACTGGATTAGTAACACCTAGTTTCTAGGTTATTATTTAGCGGGGTCTTTAGGGATCCCGCTAAATTAAAAAGGAGTTTAAATGGCTAAATTAAAATTAACCAAAGATGAAATTGCTGCATTGCAAGCAGAGCTGAAGGGTTATCTTGTTTTCAAAAAAACCAAAAGAGCTGCTGCTGTTAAAAAAGTTTTGAAAGACGCAGGAGTTCCTGAGTCTGCATCTGCTAAGCCTAAGGCTGAAACAGCTGCAAAGAAAAAACCAGCAGCAAAGTCAAAACCTAAAAAATAAATAATGGCGATAACCAATGGCTACTGCACCTTAGCAGAGATAAAGGCATTCGTTAATATAAGCGACTCAAACGACGACGACCAACTTGAGGACGCTGTAAATTCTGCAAGCCGTCAAATAGACGCTTATTGTGGTCGTCAATTTTTTGCTGATGGAGCAACTTCTTCAAAGGTTTATAGGACTTCTAGTCCTTATAAAGTAGTTGTTGATGATATTTCAACTTCAACAGGCTTGGTTTTAAAGTACGATGATGACGAGGATGGAACCTACGAGACAACCGTTGCATCTACAGATTTTATTTTACTTCCTTTAAATGGTGAGAGCTTTGGTATTGCTGGGCTTGGTTTCACTTCAATTGAATTGTTTACTGATGGATCCCACGAGTTTCCAACAACTCACATAAATAATCGACCAGCTATTGAGGTAACTGCAAACTGGGGATTTGCAGCTGTTCCTGAACCAATACGTCAAGCTGCTTTAATGTTGAGCAGCGAAAACTTTGCAATGCGTAACACTCCCCTAGGTATTGCTGGTGTTGGTGAGTTCGGTGTCCTGGCGGTTCGTCAAAACAGACAAATAACCAGGATGATTGACCCGTTCAGACGTGGCGAGGTAGTTCACGGTATCGCTTAATGGCCAGCTTTAGTACAATCCGTACCGCAATAAAAACAACCCTGGGAGGGATCTCTGGACTTCGAGTCTTTGACACAGTTGAGGACATGGTCAATGTACCTGCTGCTGTTTTAATTCCATCGTCAATAAATTTTAATGAGGCCATGGCTCGTGGGACTGATAGCTACGAGTTTGATTTAATTGTTGTTGTATCTCGTGCTGATTCACGATCGGGCCAAAATCAATTGGATGGTTTTATAAACGGTTCCGGGTCATCATCAATACGTCAGGCCATATTTCAAAACTCCAGCCTAGGCCAATCGGACACGTCTGCGGTGGTCACTACAATGAGTGATTATGGAGGCACCTATGCGGTCAATGGTATTGAATGCATCGGAGCTCGGTTAGGTATAACTGTTTACACTAAGGGGACAGCATGAAGTTTAAAATAATTGGTAATAAAAAAATCAACGGTAAAGAACCTGGCGAGGTCATTGAAATAAAGGATGAAATGTTGGCTGAAACTCTTGCAGCTGGAGGCCATATAGAAAAGGTCCAGGGATCTGCTAAAAAAAAGGATAAAAAATAAATGCCTTACAAAAAAACAAAAATTAAAAAAGGCGGAGGCCGTAAAGGTGGAGGCCGCAGATAAATGGCTACTTTTGTATTAACTGACGGTAGGTTTTTTCTTAATGGCTTTGACATGTCAGGCCATACTCAATCAATGACCCTGGATTTAACTGCTGATGAGGTCGATGTTACGTCCATAAACTCAGGAGGTTTTAGGTCAAAAATTGCGGGACTTCAAGATGCTAGCTTGACCGCAAATGGATTTTTTGAGGCAGGTACTGACAAGCCTGACGCTTTACTTGGTGTATCAGCTGGTGCTGAACTCATTGGTACTGTATCCCCTACTTCATCTGCTGGTGATACTGCATATTTTTTAAAATCCAGGAACTTTAGTTATTCAATTGGTGGAGCGGTTGGCGATGTCATGCCGTTTTCAATTACTAATGCTAACAGTTCCGATCGTGCTGTTCGTGGCACTATTATGGTTGATGATTCTGCTAATTTAACCGCAACTGGTAATTCAACAGGCCGAAACCTTGGAGCTGTTGCAGCAGGAAAGTCTTTATTTGTAGCTGCTCATGTTGTATCTGTATCGGGTACTTCGACACCAACATTGGCCCTAAAAGTTCAAAGTGACGACAATGGTTCTTTTACAAGTCCTACCGATCGTATAACTTTGAC